ACTGGCGGCCAACGAGGGGTGGGCGCTCTTCATCTATACGCCCAGAGGCGCGAACCACGGGAAGAGCCTCTACGATTTCGCGAGAGCCGAGCCGGGATGGTTCGCCACGTTGCTTTCCGCCGACCGGACGCCCGTCTTTACGCCCGACAGGCTCAATCAGGAGCGGCGCGAACTGCTCGCCGAGTTCGGGGAGACCGAAGGCGAGATGCTCTTCCTTCAAGAGTACTACTGCTCTTTTGAGGGCATGGTGCGCGGGGCCTACTACTCCAAGCAGCTCCGTCTTGCCCGCTCCGAGACCCGTATCACCTCCGTCCCTCACGCGGCCGGCCACGAGGTCTACACGTTCTGGGACCTGGGCATGGATGATTCGACCTCCATATGGTTCATGCAGGCAATTGGCCGGGAGCTGCGCTTCATCGACTACTATGAGGCGCAAGGCGAGGGATTGGCTCACTATGCCAAGGTGCTCAAGGAGCGGCCCTATGTGTACGGAGATCACTACATGCCCCATGACGCGGACGTGCGCGAACTCGGGACCGGGACCAGCCGGCAAGCAACCGCCGAGAACCTGGGCATCAGGCCGGTGGTGGTAGTGCAGAGAGCAAGGGATACGCAGGCGGTTTTGAGTGGGATCGAAGCCGGCCGCAACATTATGTCGCAATGTTGGTTCGATGAGCGGAAGTGCGCGCGGGGACTGAGCGCGCTGGAGGGGTATCAGGCAGAGTACGACGAGGAGAAAAAGAAGCTGGCGGATCATCCCTTGCATAATTGGTGCTCTCATGGCGCCGACGCCTGGCGGACCATGGCAGTGGGGTGGCAACCACGGGTCAAGCATCAGACCGTGACGAGCGTGCTCAACGGCATACCGATGGGGGCGAAATGGTAGATGATTCCGGCGGCGTCCTCGACCTCTCCGAATTCGAGGAAGAAACCGACCTGGATGACGTGGCATTTCAGTGGCGGGACTGGAGAAAGGCGCACAGAGAGATGTGCATGTGGATAGCGTGATGGACGAAGAGACCGGATGCCGACACACGACTATGATCCAGAAGCGTGAGAAGGGAGAGATCGAGGTAAGTCCTGTCCTCACCTGGCCCGTTATCACTGCCGTCGTGACATGCTGCCTTGATTGCGGAGCAAGGATGCCAAAATGACCGACGAAACCGAAAAGAAAGGCAAAAAGGCCCCCAAGGATGAGCACGCTTTCCTGGAGCTTGCCACCAAGCGCCTGAAGCGCGAGATCGACGCGGATGACCACAACCGCCAGGCGGCCATAGAAGACCTGAAGTTCTTGAACGGCGACCAGTGGGATCCGGCCGAAGAGCAGCGCAGACGCTTACGTGGCCGGCCATGCCTGAAGACGAACGAGCTGCCCAAGTACGTGAACCAGGTCGTGGGCGACATGCGCCACAACAGGGCGCGCATCAAGGTGAGGCCTGTTGATTCTGCGGGCGACGTGAACATTGCGAAGATCAGGAGCGGGGTGATCGCAAACATAGAGTATCTGTCGAACGCAGAGGCGATCTACGATTACGCGGGCGAGATGGCGACTTCCTGCGGGCTGGGCGCGTGGCGCGTGCTGACCAGGTATACGGAGGAGAACCCGTTTGTGCAGGAGATATACCTGGAGCGCATCAAGAACCCGTTCCTTGTCTACATGGACAGCAATGCAAAGTCGGAAGTGGGCGCCGATTCGAAATATGGCTTCTGCTTGGAGAAGGTGACCAAGGAGGAGTTCGAGGAGCGGTACCCGGATGAAGAGCCGCCCGGCGATGCTCTGAAGGTGGGGAAGGGCGTCGCGAACGAAGTCTGGTTTGAGAATGATGCCTTCTTTATCGCCGACTATTACGTCATCGAGAGCGAAAAGACCGACATGGTGCTGACCGAGGACGGGCAGACCTGGAAGAAGGAAGAGTTCGAAGAGAAGTTCGCGGAATGGATAGAGGCGGAGAAGGCGAAGATCCTGTTCCCCGCACCGCCTGCATTGCCGGCCGGACCAATGGGAGCGATGGGCGGAGGAGCGCCGGCGATGGCGGGACCAGGTGCAGGGCCCCAGCCCTTGCCTCCGGGAATGCCACAAAGACCAGTAGGAACAAATAGAGGGGGGACACCCCTCTCGCCCAATGCTTTCGGAGGAGTGTCCCCCCAACCGGACTTGTCCGGACAGATGGGACAACCCCCCGTACCGGGGCAGCTAGGCACTCCGGGAGCAGTCTTTAGCCCTGCGCCCGTGCCTCCCCCTGCCCCGGTACCCCCTCCGTCGCTGACCATCGCCAAGGAGCGGGAGGTCGAGTACCCCAAAGTGCGCCACTACGCGATTTGCGCAGACCGAATCCTGGACGGGCCAAACGATGTCCCCGGCAAATATATCCCCCTTGTCGTGGTGAAAGGTCCTGAGCGCGTGATCGAGGGGAAGACCTACGTGCGGAGCCTCATCAGGGACGCCAAGGACCCGCAGCGGCTGCTGAACTTCTGGGTAACGGACGCGGCCGAGATCGTGGACATGATTCCTAAAGCGCCGTGGATCGGGACGGCAAAGCAGTTCGAAGGCTACGAGCAGGACTATGCTGCGGCCAACGCGGAGAATTTCCCCTTCCTGAAGTACAATATCGACCAGGGCGCGCCTACTCCACAGCGCATGAACCCCCCCAATCCGCCCGTCGCCGTATTCGAGCAGATCGGCCAGGCCAAACAGGCGATCAAGGACACTATCGGCATGTTCGGCTCGGACGTGGGCGACAAAGGGCCGGAGCTCTCCGGCAAGGCCATCCTCCAGCGGCAGAAACCGGGCGACGTGGGGACATTCGCCTTCATCGACAACTTGAGCCGCGCCATCGCCCACTGCGGCAGGGTGATCAACGAGATGATCCCCGAGGTTTACGACACACAGCGGGATATCCGCATCAGGAACGTGGACGACACGGAGACCTTTGTACCCGTCAACACGACCGCAGGCGCGGCCCTCGACGCGGTGATGAGGAACCCGGAGCAGTATCAGGGCATGGACAAAAACAAGCTCATCCGCCTCGCCGCAAAGAACGGCAGGAACGCGCGGTATAACGACCTCACCGCGGGAAAGTACGATGTGGTGGTGACGACAGGCCCGAGCTACAGCACGCAGAGGCAAGAGGCAGCGCAATCCCTGGAGCGGCTCGTTGCGGCCTATCCGCCGATTATGAAGATCGCGGGCGACTTGGTCTACAAGTTTCAGGATTTCTTAGGGGCCGAGGAGATCGCGGAGCGTGTTGAGAAGACCATGCCCCCGACCCTTGTGCCTCCCAAGGAAGGGGAGCCGCGCATTCAGCCGCCTCCGCCCCCCCTTGTGCTCGTGAAGATGGAAGAGCTGAAGGTGAAGCAGATGCACCTGGAGGTAGAGAAGGAGAAGCTACTGGTGCAAAAGCTGAAGGCGCTGAAAGAGGCTCAGGAGACCAGCGGGGAAGTGAGGAAGATGCTGCTGGGACTGCTGGGGGAGATATTCAAGGGCGGCATGGCAGGAGCGCCGGTAGGAGCGCCCATGCGGCCGGCAGGAGCAACACCCCCACTGGCAACGTATCAAGAGTAAGGAGGCGATATGGCAGATGATGTGAGCACCACAGGAGCAGGAGTTCCACCGGCCGAACCACCAGAGCCGGAGCAGACCATGGACCAGTTTGTCGAGGAGCGGGAACGGCCGCCTGCGCCGCAGCAACCCCCTGCGGAACCTGCGCCGCCTGCGACAGAGCCGGCAGCGGAAGCCCCCCCAGCGTCTGAGACGCCGAAAGAGGACAAAGAACCGTCAGGCGTGGAGAAACGCATCTCCCAACTTGTCGCCAGACAAAGGGAGGCTGAGCGGCGGGAAGCCGAGAGAACGGAAGAGGCCGCATACTGGCGGGCAGTGGCTGAAGGCAGGATAAAACCGGCCGTGCCGCCGGCCCAGCCGCCGCAGCCAGGAGAGCCTGTCGAGCCGATGTTGGATAACTTCGAGTCGGCGGCAGACTTCGAGGCCGCCCGCACCAGGTATATCGTCGCAAAGGCGGGCTGGGACCTCAGACAGGAGCAGCAAGCCCGCCAGGCGCAGCGATACGCGGCTGAGCTCGATCGCAAGCACAACGAGAGGATGGTAGCCGCTATAACGGCCGATCCGACCCTCGATGAGGCGAGCAAGGACCCCACGCTCCCTATCAGCCAGGTCATGAGCCTGGCGATCAAAGAGAGCGACGTCGGTCCTGCTCTTGTCCGGTACCTTGCAAACAACAGAGCAGAGTCCGAGCGCATCGCCCGGCTGCATCCGCTCATGGCAGCGCGGGAGATGGGCAAGATCGAAGGGCGGATCATCGCGGCCAAAGCAGCCCCGGCACAGCCGCAGCGGACCGTGTCACAGGCGCCGGAGCCTGCAAGACCTGTGGGCGGAACGAAAGGCACCGCCCCGACCGATGATGACGATAAGCTTTCCGTTGAGGAGTTCGTCAGACGGAGAAATGAAGCGCAGTACGGGAGAACATAAAACTAAAGGGGAGGTGAGCACCATGCCAAAGAAGAAAGAGAAGAAAGAGGCTAAGAAGGCGCCGCCGCCGAAGAAGAGTTTCGGCAGCGCAACCGAGTTTGCAGCCCATGCCAAGACCCAGATCGGGCCATCGGGCGGCAAGCGAAAGGCCCGATAGGCAAGTAGCAAACCGTCAGCATGACGCTTGACGTACAGCGGACTCGTCACCCGCACGCAGTAAATCAGGCATAGCCTGCCACCCGTAAGGGGAATTCGGGAACCCCATTGGCAATGGATACCGAATAGAAGGGCGCGGAACCCTTGAGACTTGAACAGCTAAACTCAAGGAGAACAGGCTATGTCGAACAAACTATTGACCCCGACGCAGGTGTTGCGCGAGGCCCTTCGGGTGCTCCACAACAACCTCGTTTTTGTCAAGAACGTCAATAAGCAGTACAGCTCCGAATTCGCCGTATCAGGCGCAAAGGTCGGCTCCACGATCAACGTGAGGCTGCCGAACCGCTACTACGTGGCAAAGACAACGGCCCTCCAGGCCCAGAACACGAACGAGCAGACGGTACCCGTGAGCCTCACCACAAATTACCAGGTGGGTCTCAATTTCACTCAGGCAGAGCTGACGCTTTCCCTCGATGACTTCTCGAAGCGCGTCCTTACCCCCGCCATGGCCCGCCTCGCGTCTCAGATAGACCAGGATGGTCTCGGGCAGGCGGCGAACATCTACAACCAGGTGGGCACGCCGGGCACCACGCCGGGGACGGCAGGCGGTACCTTCACCAACAACCTCCTCAACTACAACGCGCCGGACGTCTATCTGAACGCGGGCATGATGATGGACAATATGGCGTGCCCCAGGGACGACCAGAGGCGCGTCGTCATCAACCCCGGCGCAATGGCTGTCTCCGTGGCCGGCCTGAAAGCGCTCTTCCAGGATCAGGGGGAGATCGCCAAGCAGTACAGGAAGGGCGTCATTGGTACTGCTCTTGGTTTCGAGTTCGCCATGGATCAGAACGTCAACTTGCTGCAAGTGGGATCGCGGAGCGCCTCAGCCACGCCCTATACAACGACGGCAGGCCAGACCGGTGCGACCCTGGCAACGACAGGATGGACGGCGAGTCAGACCGGGATCCTGCTGGCAGGCGAGATCATTACCATCGCCGGGGTGTATGGCGTCAACCCGGAAAACCAGTCCAACATCGGCTATCTCCAGCCATTCGTCGTCACGGCGAACTGCAACTCGGATGGGAACGGAAACATCACCATTCCTATCTCGCCCTCGATCATCCCTGTCGGCGCCCAGGTGCCAAACGGGACAGTCACGGCGGCTCCCGCGGGAGGTGCGCAGCTTGCGATGCAGAGCGGCGCAGCCAGCACTTCGTTCCCGATGAACGTCGCGTATCATCGTGACGCTTTTACCCTGGCTACGGCTGACCTGGAAATGCCGAAGGGCGTCGATTTTGCGGCCCGTGAGACCTATGACGGCGTCAGCATGCTGATCGTCAGGGCCTATGACATTAACAACGCACAGTTCCCATGCCGCATCGACGTACTCGGCGGATGGGCAACGCTCCGGCCGGAACTCGCTTGCCGGATCACAGGTTAAGGAGGAAAGCCATGAGCAAACAACTATCTGATCTCAACCCGGACGGAACGATACTTGGTCAGGGACCACTCGACCGGGCGTCATTCTACAACGCAGTACCGATTGCGCAGCGCGGGAGCCCCCTGCAGCAAATCGTGAAGGCAGATGGGGGCATGGGCCAGGTCATCACCATGAAGACCACGGGCGCGCTGTCGCCCACAACGATTGCCGCCAACACGGCGGGGGAATCGACCATCCCCGTGACAGGTCTTAACTCAGGAGATTTCGTCTTCTCCGTTAACAAGTCAAACGGCACTTTCAGCGCCGGGCTCGGCATCGCGGGCGTCAGGGTAGCCGGCGCGGGGTCTCTCGGGATCAACTTCACCAACAACACCGGCTCCACGATCACCCCGACCGCCTCAGACCCTTACAACGTCGTGGCGCTCCGGGGCATGAACCCCCTTTCAATCACCCTTTCCCCGGCATCGGTTGCCGCCAACACGCAGGTCGAGCAGATCTTCAACCTTGCGCCCAATACGGCGGCGGTCCTCGGCACGCCGGTTGTCAACAGCGCCGGGCAGATCACCGCCATTCCCATCACCAGCGGCGGCTCCGGCTACCAGGTGGCTCCGACCGTCGTCATCTCAACGGGTGCGCCATCGAACGACTTCGAAAGCGGCACATTTACCGGCCTCGGGATAGACCCGGCGCCGACGAGCGGGTCACAGCTTCAACTGGGTCCGTGGCCTGCAGGCTCCGGTGCTTCGGCTGTCGCCATCCTCGGTGTGGCCGGCGCTTCGAATGCAGGGCAGGTCATCGGCATCAAAATGACCAATATGGGTCAACATTACAGTGCCGTCTATCCACCCACCGCCACGCTCCTGGACGGCGTCATTGTCGGGCTCGGGCAGGTCTGCATGGTCAACAAGAACGCGCAGCAGGCAGGTCTCGGCATCGGCAACGTGAGGGTGGTCGCAAACAACCAGATCGGCATCACCTATATCAACTACACCGGCACGGCGATCCAGCCGACCGCGAGCGAGACGTATCTGGTTGTTGCCATTAACGATATCCCCGCGATCTCGCCGTGGTCTGAAGTGGGCGTCACCATCACCAGCACGAGCGCAACGGCCACCTCTCAGACCGTGACGGAGATAACGGTCACGGCGAGCGGGGTGCTGGCGACAGATATACCGGGTGTGCCGGTCAAGCCTACAACAACCGCTGGCATGGCTCCCGTTGGTGGCTATTGTGGCAGCAATGCAATAAACGTTGCCCTTGTGAATCCGACAGGGGCAGCGGTTACCCCGGCCGGATCGGAAGTCTATACGGTGCCGATCCTCCGGATGGCCCCGGTGGCCCCGGCAAAGAACTACATCCAGCTTCTCACCCCTCAGTCGGTCGCCGCAAACACCACGGCAGAGCAGACCTTTACCGTGACAGGGCTGGTCTTCACCAACTCAGTGGCATCAACGGTCAAGGTGACGAAGCCGAGCATGACGGCGTACCTCGAAGTCGTGGGCGCCAGGGTGACGGCGGCCGGGAGCCTTGGCATCACGTATCAGAACAACAATTCAGGGGCCATTACCCCGCCCGCCGAGTACTACTACATCACGAACTTTCAGGACGTGGCGCCGGCAGCACTGGGCTGGATTGCGGACTGGGCAAGCTTCGCGCTCAATCAGACCATCGACCAGACCAATGAGCAGGCTCAGCTCCTGTACACGATCGGGCTTAACAAGGGCGGGTAACAAAAAGCACAAAGGGGCAGGTGAAACGCCTGCCCCTATTCCACACCTACAGAGGCGGGTCCAGGGATGAACAAGGCATTCAGAATGTTCAGAGGCAAGAAAGGCAATATGGAGGGGGGACACTCCTCCGAAAACCAAAACTGCGAGAGGGGTGTCCCCCCAACCTTAGCGGCCGCGCCGGAAGCGCCCGCAAGAAAGGTCTTCGTCGGGCTGCCGGCATACGGAGGCACGAGGTGCGTCGCGGCTGAGGCGTCGCTGCTCATGGCGCAGCAGATATTCTGGATGAACCGGATCAGCTATGAATTCGAATGGGAAACGAAATGCCCATACGTGAGCATGGCGCGGAATCATCTCGTCTCCAGGTTCATCGCGAAAACAGAGTTCACGGAGATCGTATTTCTCGATGCGGATGTGGGCTTCAGGCCGGAGGCGTTCAAGGGGCTTCTGGAGTGCGATGTGGACGTTGTTGCCGGGGTCTATCCGAAGAAGAATGAAGACGGCAACGATTGGCCTATTGTGCTGAAAACCACGCCGGAGGGCTATCCGATAGTCAGGGACGGGCTTCTCTTGGGCAACGGGCTGCCGACAGGCTTCATGAAGATCAAGCGGCACGTCATCGAGAAGATGATGGAAGCCTACCCGGAACTCAGGTTCCTCGACGGCAATACCGGTCGTTTCACCTATGATCTCTTTGGCTGCGGCGTCAGGGACTATGACCCGGTAAAGAAGATCGGCAGATGGTACGGCGACGACTTCGGGTTCTGCGACCTCTGGCAAAAGATCGGCGGGGAGGTGTGGGTAGTGCCCAACATCGATTTCGAGCATGTAGGGATCAAGACGTACCGGGGCAACTATCACACGTACCTGACGAGCCTGCCGAAGGCCGATGACGTAGGCTCCATAAAAAGTAAATAGGAGAATCGAGGAGGATAGCATGCCGATTGCAGCGATTGAAAAGACCTATTCACAAGTAAAGATGGGGCCTGACGAGCCGGTGGTGTACCAGGATTTCCCGAGGATGATCTACCACTACATCAAAAAGCCCATCGTGGTCAATACCGAAGAGGAATTGACGGCCTATCTCGATCAAGGCTGGAGCAAGACCCCTGTCGAGATGAACGAGATTGCCGCCCTCGACGCGAAGATCGCCGAGATGGAAGAGCAGTTGAAGCACATGAAAACGAATAGAAAAGAGATGATTGCCAGAAAGAAGGCGGAAAAAGAGGCGGAAGAGCGCAGCGCATGAACATCCCGTTCGTCGGGCCAACCTACAACAGCCGTTCATCGAACATAGATGCGTCGAGATCTGTCAACTTCTATCCCGAGATGAACCCTGCCGATTCCAAGTCGGTGATGGCCCTCATCGGCACGCCCGGGACGGTGCTTTTGGCGCAGTTCCCCACATCTCCGGTGAGGGGCATGCACGTCTTCGGCGCCCTCATGTATGTGGTGGCAGGGAACAAACTCTATTCCGTCACTATCGCGGGATCGGTCTCGGCCGCGCTGGGTACGCTGGCGACGTCGACGGGCCTGGTGGCCATGGAAGACAACGGTTTGGCCGCTTCGGGTGTGGGCGGCAACCAACTAATCATCGTGGATGGGGTAAACGGCTACATCTATAATGCCTCGACGGGCGCATTCACCACGATCTCCGGGGGCGGGTGGCCTATGGCCGGCTCAGGGACGGTCACCTACATCGACGGCTATTTCGTCATCGGCAATGCAAACAGCATGTCGGCGTCCGCGTCGAATCTCTACGACGGCACGACTTGGAACGCCCTGGCCACGTCCCCCATAGGCGCGGCCCCTGACCTGGTCCAGGCCGTGATCAACATCCACCAGCAGCTCTGGATCATCAAGCAGCATACGTCGGAAGTCTGGTACGATGCAGGAACGGCCACCGACGTAGGGTTCCCTTTCAGCAGGATATCGGGAGCGGTGATCGACTACGGGACGCCGGCGCCTGCCTCCGTTGCCCGCGGCGACAACTCGTTTTTCTTCCTCGCCATGCAGCGGAACAACGACATGGGGGAGTTTATCGGCGTTGTCGAGGTGTCCGGCTACGTGCCGCAGATCATCAGCACTCCCGCCGTCACGTACCAGATGCAGCAGTACGTGATGGCCAATAACGGCGCTGACGCCTTTGGCTACTGCTACAGCGGCGAGGG